CATTTGGGGATTGTATGTTGGTTGTTTCTTGTAAAACACCACAATATCCTCATGAGCACGTAGAGGTTGTTTCTTGGCATTCAGATAACCAGTTGCCTTTGATTTTTCCCACACCATTGTATACTTGAAGTCCTTGTAATTTGAGGCGATAAGGACACTTGTAAATGGTTGTGCTGCTGTTGAGATGATGGGGCACGTTGGTTTGCATATGCGATCAACATGCTCCCAAAACTTGGGATAATCAATGATGGTATCCCACTCATTTCTCTTGTTTAGAGTTCCATAAGGAAAATCTGTCAATAACAAATCGATGCTCTGGGGAGAAAGATTCCCCAGAACATCGAACATATCATCATTATGCAATACTATTGAAGATGTACTCATAGAACCGATTTAACTCTTTCAAGTCTAAACTAAATTTTTCACGATAAATCGGTTTCTTGGAATCTCTCTTCTTAATATCATTAACGACAAATAATTCAAAACTCCTACCAGTTGCTTCTTTGCAAAGTGCTTGATAGTATCGGAGTGTTGATTCTGCAATAGATTTTTGCCCACAAAAGAGAACAAATTTAACATCACTATCAGATGCCCTTGAAATTTCAATGAAATTTGCAACTGCTCTCATGCAATATGAAGCATCAAGATATGCTTTGCATTCTACAGCTATCTTCAAAATGTTTTCAAGAGTTCTAATGTGACGGTCTACTTGTACATTGTCCCTACTTTCATTTAAACAATATGCAGTTAGATAGTCGTTTTTAAGAGATTTCAGTTGAGAAATTAAAGAAACTATATCGTCAACAAGGTGTTCAAAAAGATCTCCAGAAGCATTTGCTGCTGCTCGTGGACCTTTTCGATCATAAATTTGTTGCAACTTATTAAGATCGCGGGTATAATTTTGAACCGCGATGGATGATTCGTTAAACATGATTTTTTCAAAAGTAAATTCGACCTTTATTGTTGTGGGGGCACCTGTCGAACATTCCCTTATCCACAAAACTATAATACAATAAAAAACGGGGTTTGTCAACCCCAGTGTGCCACTTTTTAAACTGTCTCAATCTTCATAAATTCTACATTCTAGTGCGTCAGGATTAGCATCGCAATAAAGTTCAAATGCGTTTGGATCATGATCATCATCAGGATGGTTTGTTCTATATGATTTCAGTGCTTCTAATTCTTCTTCGGTATGTCTCCGTGCTTGTGGAGAAATCATAGGATCATTCAGAAGATCCTCATCCTTCTGAATGTGCTGATTAATGTTATCCATAGTTTTGTATCGTATTGATGTATTTATTTTTTATTCACTCAAAGATGATCCTCTCCAATTCTTTGGAGTGGGTGGATCACATTTACCTTCAAGTGAACGAACCATCAGTTCAGTGAATTTTTCCATTTTTTCCGCAGAAACTGTCTGTGGGGCATATGTAATTGCGTCTTTAAGTGCCACAAGTTCATCCCATTCTTCTTGAGAGAGAACTTCTGTGCCAGTTTTTGAGAGTGTCATAGGTTTTCTGCGAGGTGAACCCAATATTAGCATTTCAATACATTAGTATCTATGAACTTAATGTTTTCTTTGGGATCGCGTTACAAATCTTTATCTATTTCTTTGTAATAGAGTCTCCAATCTTGCTCATCAAATTCACTCAAATGTTTCTGAAGTATTATTGATCCAGTCACATTACAAGCATAAAGAGTAGAATCGTGATGGCAAGATGTCCAGGTGAGCATCAGGTAATCGTAAAGATCGGGATGTTTTTCCTTGTGTGGTTCTACAAGATCAATTAGTTCTCGTAGCATCTCCCGACTCATTAGGCGTTTCATTGTTTCTTTCCAAGAAAGAGTCAAGTGTATCTAGATCATTTTTCAAATCTCTGTCACGTTTCTTATCGTGATAGTGTGACCACAGAGCATTGTGAACGTCCATCAGTTCACTCACCCAGAAACCAGCAGGATAAACACCCAGAGCATCTTGGAGACCACGATGACTGGTTCCTTCACTTTCTGCCTTACACATAATATAGCAGATTGCTTGGAGCATATCAATCTTATCTGATTCAGAAAGCATAAAATACTTTCCAACTGCTCGTTCTAGACTCTCTTGATGAGACCTCTGCATTTCTTTGAAAGCATCAGAATCCCACCATTCTTGTAGTGTTTTACCAAATTTGTTGGGTTCAGTCATCTTTTCCAAAGATAGTTCCAAAGAAACCAGAGTCTCCTGGTTTACGGTTTTCCAATTTATCAAGAATTGAGTCAGTGGTTTGAAGTGACTCAATACGACTGATAAGGTCTGCGATTACACTACAAACCATAGGACGTTCTTGACGAGCAGCATATGCTAATGCGTTACGGAGAGATGCTTCCGCTTCTTTTAGTGATTCTTCAACAGATTGTGATAGTGCCATACTTCAGGGTTCTCTAAATCTTTACAACGGGGATAATAGATGCCATCTTTATAACAAGCATCTTTGGGGTCTTGTTTATCATATTTTAGCACAACATCAGGTGGTTGTCTAACATTACAGAGTTCCCCCTGCATTTTTAAGAAATTATCAAGACACAAACCACCAACAAAAGGAGCAATTGCTGATAATTGCCATAACCAAAGGTCTGCCATTACTTAAAACCTATACCTCTCAATATGCTTCTTCAAGAGATAGGACCCATCACCCTGATCCACCCACTCAATAAGATCACCTTCTTTTAGATCTGCTGCTTCTAGCAAATCATCAGGAAATGATACACAATATACATCTTCATCAGTGTCTTGATCTCTGACTTCTTCAACAGGAAGAACCCACTTTTTGACTTTATCCTGTTTTACCACAACTTTCTCATTAGATCCTACTTTACGTTTGGTAACAGTCTTTCCACCATCTGGAGATTCATAAACCCAACCATCTTCATATTTTAAACGAGTTGGATCATTTCTGGACACTTCAGGATCAGGAGTCCACTCATATCCACCTGCTTCACGAATTGCCTCAATTTCTTGATGACTCAATCCATTTACAGAATACCCATCCGATTTAACTTCTTCTGGATAATAATGTTCCTCCCAAAAACTGTTCCACGCCTCTTGACATTCTGGAGATTTATCATCTTTATCGCAAGACAAATGACCCTCACCATTACCATTGAGAAGAGTAAGGAGTTCACCAGCACGACTAATACAATCTTTATGATAATAATAGTCTTCACGAACTGCTTCACGAATCACAGAGTAGATTTCTTGCGGTGAAGCATCACTATTCATCGCATCGTGAACCCACTCTTGGAGTTTTTCAAGAGAATACTTTTTGTAATCAGAGGTCATTGAGATAGTCTTTGATTGCTTGTTCCATAATAACCTGAATCTCTTTGGATGTCAACTCATTCAACCACTTCCAATTTGGGTCCTGTGGGTCCCAGTCCATTGTGAAGGACCCATCTTCATTTTGTGTTATCTTGAGACTATCTTCAGACATCACTCAAATCAGCAGTGTCCCAATCTTGTCGTTCAGACTTACGAAGAGTCTTAAGTTCTTTATACATTCTTTTAATCTCTTGAAATGCGTGTTCAGGAGAAATTTTATCACTGATCTCAAGACCAGCAATTAGTGCTACCCTATCACCAAAAGTGGCAAGTGCCTTTTCATATGGAGTTAAAGATTCATACATCGTAATTAATCCTACAACGTTCAGCAAGAATATCTATGCGGGCATCAAGAGAGTTTTCTAAACGATACAATTCATTTGTCGTTTCAATGTTCTCTTCTTCAAGACGTTTCACATCAAGAAGCAGAGCATTGTATTTTTCTTCAAGATCCGCAAGTCTTTCATATACTTCATCCATGGGAGTTTCTTGTTTGATGCCCCACTTCTTATGGAACCAATATGGATCAATCATAATACACCTACGGACTTTAAATAACGTTGATATGCCATAAATCGTTGAACTGATGGAGTTACTCCAAGACTTTCACAGCACCTACAATATGAAATAAACTCATACCAAGGTGCTGTTGGGTCGGTATCACTCACAATTTACCTCCTACTTGACCATCATAAGTTCTGGACGTAGAGAAACCTTCCTGCCGTCCTTTAAGATAAAAGCGCGTTGCTGATACACATTGCTCTTCAGTGAGAGACGTGATAAGTCCATTATCTTCTTTGTCAGTGGAATACCAGAGTCCATATTTTTTTTGTTCAACGTAGAAAGCATCATCAATTAGTTTCTTTTCCATTTTTCAAATCAGGATGAGGAGCATAGAGTGGACCTTGGTAGTTTCCAGCAAACTTTTGTAATTCCTTAACCACTTCTGGAGTTTCTTCCCAACTCCACTCATTTCCATTCTTATCAACAAAAGTGCGTGTTGTCATTTAGATTCCTCAAACTTGTAACTTAATTTGATGTCTTTCTTTTTCAGATTGTAGCGATCAATGTGCTTTTGACGATGATTTTCAGACTCAAAATAGCACTTACGGGTTTCATTCCCATCTTTATAAACAAGTTTCCAAGGAAACTGGTCAAAGGGAAATTCTTCAGTGTAATCCATCTATTTAAATCCTTTGGTCTGTTTTTGTTTATCCAGCACCTCAACATGACTCAAAAAGTTTCCACCATGTTGAAACCAAGTCAATTGGACAGATTCATAATTGTCAAAAATGACTTCGTTACCATTGTCATAAACCAACTTATAATCATGGCGATCATAAGGTTTCTCACAATGTAGTTTAAATGATTGAGTCACTCCTGTGCCCTCCACTGCTTTCTCATTATAACATATTCTGGATCCATGGCAACCCTGTCGCGGATTTCTTTAAATACGCTCGCAGCCATCGCTTTAACGGACACCAATGCGTCTGCTTCTTGAGGCAATACGGCACGATTCGTATCGTATTTTTGTCCACTCTTATGATTCGCATACCTTCTGGCGCGAGTGAATCCCATCTCAAGGAACTTCCGTGCCATATCCATTCCAATGAAATCTTTCTGTCGTTTGTAATCACAATACATTTCGTATATCTTATGAGAAGATTTACGAGCAGTATCCACATCCTTAAACCTCCAGTGGCAGCAAATGTCGTCGGTGTAAGGTCTCACAAGGAGCACACCTTGTTCACCACGACCGATACGATAGAGTTTTTTCGTATTTAGATTGGTGAAATCTAGGTTTTTATAATCAAGTGAGTAATCAAACTCTTTCATTTTGGACAATGTAAAAAGTATTTGTATTCTGCTGCTTGATGTGGAGCATATCGTACCACATCGCATCCTTTGTATTGATCAACCACTTCAAATGATGGTTCCAATGGTTTACCACCAGAAGCAAAATAACCAAGCACAATCAGAATAATAATGAAAATGCCGCAAGCGCCAGCAAATACACCAAAACCACGGAGCAACTCTTTGAGAGCATACTTATCTTCTTCAGTCATTGTTATCCTCCCAGGGTGCTTTACGAGTCATAAGTTCTTTAATTCTTTCTACCACAGCAGGATCTTGTGGTTCATTGATTTTTCGCACAAGTTCATCATAGTCCTCTACTGATAGAGTAATCTTTGGTAGTTCTTGTGCTAACCTCAACTTACGTTCTGGACTGATGGTTAGATTGTATGGGTCATCATAAGGATAGATGTATTCCTCAAACCAACCAATACTCAAACTCTCCCAGAACTCACCATAACCCCATTCA